TTACATTCTTTTTCTAAACCTAGATATCCTTATAATAATGCCGTAACTGAAGCATTTTTCAAGTATTTAAAGCATAGACAAATCAACCAAAAAAATTATCAAAATATCAAACAGGTTCAATTAGACTGCTTTGAATACATTGAGAATTTTTATAACAATTACATCCCACATACGGCTAATCTAGGACTAACCCCTAATCAGAAAGAAGAAAATTATTTTAACGCAATAAAATAACACGGTTTTCTGTCTACTTATTTGACATTAGTCCAATAGTATGATTATTACTCAAGAGATTATTTTTATTTTAAATATAAAATAATTTTCACCATGTAATATTTCATACTTTATATTATACTTATTAAGTATATTCTTTACTATATTTAATCCTAATCCATTACTATTATCCAATTTTAGATCAAAACTAGCATCTAAAATTTTATTTTTATCATATGAGTTTTCTATAAGTAACCAATCATTAGCTATTTTGATATTAATTATTCCATTTCGATTAGTATATTTTACTGCATTGCTAATCAAATTAGAAAATACAATATTTAGTGCCGTTTTTCCTATATAAATATTATAGTCTAATAATTCCTTATTAATATTTATTTTTTTTTGATTTACTAAGATAGAGTATTTTTCTAATACTTCATCTAATGTATCACCAACATTTAAATATTCTTCATCATTATTCAAGTCTTTTATAGAATAAAAAGATAATATTTGCGAGACATTCTTTGTTAAGTTATCTACAATATTAATACACTCACTGATATAAAAGTCTCTATCTTTATATTTTCCGATATTATATTTCATATTCTCAAGTAATATCTTTAGGCTGGAAAGAGGAGTTTTAAGTTCGTGGGACGCCCCCTTAAAAAAATCATATTTCAATTTTTCTAACTTTAAAATTTCCTTATTTTTAAATTCCAAATCATTAATTGTATTCAATAAAGCACAATATAAGTCATTGATTTGCTGTTTTAGTTGTCCAATTTCATCATTAGAACTAATTTTCAATCTTGTTTCTTTGTCAAGTTTTATCATTTTATCAGTAACCATAGTTATTTCTTGTATATTGTTTTTTATAGATTTAGCATAAATTAAAGAAATAACAATGGAAAAAAGAAATGATATCGATAAAGAATATGGTAAAAACTTAAGGCTCAAGTCTTTCGCGTCTTTTTGCATATCAGCTGTTGAAACAAATTGAAGATGTATTTTTTTGCCATCATGAAGTTTAATTTCCCTTTCTTCAATTATTAAAGAATTACTATCACTTTTTACATTAACATTTATATTATCATTTATTTGTAATTCATTTTTGTTATTATTTTTTTTTATAAATACCTTTATGTCACTACTTTTAGAATAAAGCTCCAAAGTTTGGTCTAAATATTTTAACTCTTTTCCATTCATATTTTTAGAAATTTCATCTGCCATAATGTGGATTTTTACTTTCCTCGTCTCCAAATATGTTTTAGGAAAGATAAAAAAGAATAATGAATGAACTAATATAATTAGTATTCCAAGAATAGAAAATATTTGTATGAACATTTTTGGGAATATTTTTAATTTCTTCATTTTCTCTCCAATTTATATCCTACATTTCTTATAGTAGTTATACAGTCTAATTGTAATTTTTTTCTAAGTTCTTTTATATATACATCTACTACTCGATCATAAGGGATCTCTTCGCTATCCTTCCAGACATAATCAATAATTTGCATTCTTGTTAAAACTTGTCCATCATTATCCAATAAACATTTTAGTATTTCGAGTTCTTTTGCATTTACATCTATTTTTTCATCATTTATTTTAGCTGTATAACTATTAAAATTTACCGAAAGATTCTTATATTCAAACTTCTCTAAATGTCCAAAATTCTTCTTAATTAAAGAATCTATTCTAGCCTTTAAAACAGGCAATGAAAATGGTTTTTCTACATATCCATCTACTAAATTAGTAAATGCATCAATTTTATATTCTTCATCACTAAATGCAGTCAAAATTAGAATTGGTAAATTGCTTTTCTTTCTAATTTCTTTCAACACTTCTAAACCATTTATAAAAGGTATCTGAATGTCTAAGATAACCAAGTTTATATCACTATTAAATTTTGACAAGGCTTCCCTTCCATCTTTAGCCTGAATAACAGTATATCCAAATTCTGAAAGGTATTCACTTATTCCCTCTCTTATCAACTTATCATCTTCAACAGTTAATATTTTCATAGATACCTCCATTTAAATCTATACATAATATTATACAGTATATTATTTGATTTTTATAAGTCAAAAAACATTCGGTGATATAAATCACCGAAAATTTTAATTATTATCAATTAATAACTCTTTTGGATTCTTTCTTAATGTATAAATTGAAGAAAGAATCAATGATACAAGAAGTACAAAACTCATAAATATAACTACATAAATTATGAATTTAGGTAATACATTTATATCTAAACCTGAAAGAGTCTTGTTGAATCCTTCAGCTTCTGCCCCCCCGCCTAATTGACTAGATGCAGATTGTCTAGCTATTTGTTTAGCTATATCGCCAGTAACTTTATTCAATATATTATTCCCTAGCTTATCAGCTGTATATTGAGCTAAGAAATAAGATCCAAGAAGTGCGGGAATGGATATAAATACCATCTCGATTATAAATTGACCAAAAATTTCTAATTTAGATATACCTAATGATAGTAATACTGCTATTTCTTTCTTTCTGGCATTCATCCATAAGAAAAGTAATAATGAAACTACAACTCCTGCAAATATTAATGAGCCAACAAATAATTTGTTTGAAATAGAATAGATACCGGATATAGATTGTTGCAGCGCAGGATAATTTGATGAACTTTTAATCAAATTATATTCTCTCCAATTTATATCTAGTTTCCCAAGATCTTTTATTACACTATCAAGATTCTTATCACCTTTTACAAAGAATGTTGCATCTTGGTATACGGCTGTATCTTCTGTATTACCATAAACTTTAGCAGCTGAATGAACGTCAGTGATTAGTGTATTTTCGTATAGTTCTTGTGCTGCACTTACCCCACCGCTATTATGACCATCAAATAAACCTTTAATTTCTACTTCTACAGTTTCATTTGCAACTTTTTCATTGTCAGCATCAAACAAATTAGATTTTATTTTTATTTTATCTCCAACTTTGAGATTGTTTTTTTTTGCCAAATCTTTATGCATTAAAATTTTATTTTTATCTTTATTTTCTAAATGCTTTCCTTCTACTAACTTATATGCTTCTGATACAAATTTTGTTTCTTTTGCTGAGTCATTAACCCCTGTTAACATAACTGTTCTCTTAAAATTCTTTGCTCTTTCAGGTGATTGATTTGCAAGTGTATCTTGAGTTTCAATTATATCATGATCAACTAGGTCTGCGACGCTGTTTATTCTTTTTACATAGGAGTCTATACTGTTTGTTTGAGATATCTTTTTAATATCTTCACCTTTTACATTTCCTCCACCCCTAGGTGTTCCTGGATTTACTTGTCTATTTATTTCCATAGAAAAACTGTTTGTTATATTAGCAAATGTTTCCTTAGAAGCTCTATCTGTGGCATCTTTAATAGATAAACTAATGATGCTTAAAGTTGCCATTGATAGAATAACTAATATAATAATTAATGATTTTAAGCTTTTTCTAGTTACATAAGCAAATGCATTTTTTATCATTATTCAACCTCCAAATTCATTTTATTTACTTTTTTCAACTTTTTACCACTTAGTTCTAAAATGATATCCGCAGAATCTGCTACTTCCTTACTATGTGTTACAACTATTACACATTTATTTCTATCTTGAGCTAATTCCTTTAATATATTAATTATTTCTCCAGCAGTAACACTGTCTAGGTTACCGGTAGGCTCATCAGCTAGTATTATTGGGGCATCTGATACCAGTGCCCTAGCAATAGCTACCCTTTGTTGCTGACCACCAGATAATTTCATAACATTTCTTTTTATTTGTTTTTTATCTAAACCTAATTCGAACAAGATACTCTCATCTACTGATTTATTTACTAGTCTAATATTTTCAATCGGCGATAAATAATCTATTAAATTATAATTTTGAAATACCAAAGATATATTATTTTTTCTGTGATTACTATATCCTTTCTTTTCTATATCTTCATTCTTAAACAAGATTTTTCCTGTTTGAACTTTATCAAGTCCTGCAAGTAAGGAAAGAAGTGTGGATTTTCCTGTTCCTGACTTCCCTACTATCGCATAAAACTTTCCAAGTTCAAATTTTTGATTTACTCCTGACAAAACTTTTTCTTTAGAATTTGCGTAACTGTAATTTACATTCTTTATTTCTAATATATCCATTATTTGCTCCTAACTTATTTTTGATAATATTTCTTTTGGTTTCTTAAATAATATTAATGAAGAGGCCATTACAACTGATAAAACAATAATACTTATTAATATTAAATAACTTTCTGCAAGTGTTGTTATGTTTAACATAAAACTGCTTTTATTTATTAAACTTCCACCGAAAATCATTGAGTTCTCTGAGTTAATAAATCCTTCTACAATTACTTTTAATAGTAGATTCCCTAAAAATAAGGAGGATATTATACTTGGTATTGATATGAATATTAACTCAAATATAAATTGCCTTATAATTTGTATCTTAGTTGTTCCAATAGATAAAAATATACCTATTTCATAAATTCTTTCTCTTAACCATAGAATCAAGATTAATGAAAGAACAACTATTCCACCTAACATAATCGAATAAGTCATTATTTTAATTATATGTTTTATTCCACTCACTGACTCTAAAGACTCTTCGAATGCTTTATTATCTTTCTTAATAGAATACTTTGACTTATCAATTTTAAAGTCTTTCAATTTGTTTAAGGCAAGCTCTGTAGATTCTAAACTACCAGAATACATTAAAATTTTATTTGCAATTCTATTATTCTCTGATTTATTTAATATTTCTTGGCTAGTTGAATAATCTACAAAAACCATATTTTCGCTAAAATCAGATGATAATCCTGTATATGTTTCCTGTTTTTTACCAGAAAAGATTCCTATAATTTTAAATTTATGACTTTTTATTTTTCCACTTTTTTCCGTATCTAGTAATTCAAGATCAATTTCATCACCCAATTTTAGTTTGTTTTGTTTAGCAAATTCTTCATGAACAAGAATTGAATTCTTATCATTTTCTTCTATATTTTTTCCTTCTTTAAAACTAAATACTCCACTACTAAATAAAAGATTTCTTTTAGTATTACTTGTAGCTTCTAGTGAAACAACATTTTTAAATTCGTCAGATAAATCTTCTCTATTTATACTTTGCTTACCACTAACTACTTTAAGATCTTTCAATTTTGCTAATCCATCATATTGAAATATTTTTTCTTCAACCTCTTTTATTTTTTCAATATTCTTAAATTGATTAATATTAAAATATTTACCATCTTTTTTTGTAATTGATATTGAAGAATTAGAACTTTCATATAAAGCCTTTTCTATTTCATTACTTGATTTCATTATTGTTAAACATGAATACAAGCAAGAAAGAACAATTGTTAAAATAGCAAATATAATAAGTGTTCTATTTTTTTTTCTGGTAATATATGCTATAGCATTTTTTATCACTTCCTAATTACTCCTCTCTATTTTTACTCCGCAACTATTGCATCCACTGGATTAATATTTTTACATCGCCTACAACTAATGTTTTTAAAACTATTTCCATTAAAATTTCTTCATTTGACAAACTATCTCAATGATAGAGCCGTTTATATATGAAGTTACTGAATTTCGTATCTATTTATTCAAAGGAAAATCTCAAATAACTCATTATGAAGAATGCGATACGAAATCTAATTCTCATGTTTATATAGTTTTATTATCAAAAACTACCTAATGCTCTATTGAAAAAACTAGACTTAGGGTAGCGATGATAAACAATGAACTGATGTCTGGTTAAGGAAATAGTTATTAAGCAATACAGATTTTATGATGCATACTGGCTGTTTCAATAATCATCCCGTACTTGACAGTACCTATCTAATTTTACATAAGTTCACCTCCCAATTTAGCTTACAATAAATAGACATTTAACTCTTAAAGCGAAGAATTACGTTTACTAGTAAAATTATCAATCTATAAGTTACTAGACACCAGTGACAAAATAGTGTTGCCTAAATACTAGATTACATACCTTTTATGAAACGTTTATGAAATAAAATTTTTTCCATATTATATTAATTTTTTTATTTTCAAAAGAGCTATGCTAATTTCTTTTATCCCTTACTCTAATCCATTTATATGAAATTCAGTTGTAAAAATAAAGTCTTATGCTAACATAGTAGTTTATGTTTTATTAACGTTCTTTTGGGCGGCATTGGAGCGCATAAATTTTACGCAGGAAAAATAGGCCAGGTTTTTTTATATATTATTTTTAGTATTACCTTTATTCCTGGAATTATCGACCTTATCGAAGCTTTGATGGCTCTCGGAAAACAAACTGATGAATATGGAAATATCATCGTTTAATGAAACAAAAAGCCTCACGCTCAATTTTTGGTCGAGGAGAGCGTGAGGCAAGACAGTATAAGAAATAAGCATTAAATGGCTCGTTTTCTTGTAGCTATTTTAGCAAATTTAGAAAGGTTAAGCAATCTGAACGGCTCCCTGTCAAGTAGACAGTCAAATAATAAAAGATAAGTTATGCAACCTGATTCCTGAATTCTAGAGGAGTCAGGTTGTTTAATTTTGATTGATAACGTTGTGTGTTGTAGAATTCGATATAACGTGCCACATCATTGACCAACTCATCATAAGAGTTGTATTTCTTAAGGTGGTAAGACTCAGTCTTGAAAAACCCAAAGAAACTTTCAGTTGGTGCATTATCAATACATTTGCCAATCCGGGACATGGATAAGGTCAGACCAGCTTGTTGTATGATATAACGGTATTCTTTGGAAGTATATTGACTACCTCAATCGCTATGGATGATAGGTGTGGCTCCTGGATTGAGCTCTAGCCCCTTTTTAATGGTCTTCATAACAAGTGGATTTCATTGTTGTGACTAATCTCATAAGCGATAATAGAACCGTTATACAGGTCTTTAATCGCACTGAGATAAGCTTTAGCTCCCAGACCGTATTGAAGATAGGTGACATCTGTGCACCATTTCTGGTTATGAGCTGTGGCTGTAAATTCACGATTAAGAATATTTTCTTCGTAAAATCTGTCACCAGCTTTTGTACAAGCATGGCTAACACGACGAATGACTGAACTAATCCCCAGAATGTTCATCAATCAACGAATCCGTTTCTTGTTTTAAGTTGTCCCAAGTTGACGATTAATAAATGTTGTCATACGGCGATAACCTAAGATACCATTGTAGAGTCTATGAAGTTCCTTGATTTTAGCCATTAGCTTTGTATTTTTTGTCTCAAAATCTGTTTTTTGACGATTGAGCCACTTGTAATAGCCTGAACGAGACCCCTTCAAGAGTTGGCATAAGGCCTGAATAGGCACATTAGATTCCTCATCGTAATAATTCTTGATTACTTGGAACTCCGCTAAATGCTTACCTAGTCTTACCGTCTGTTTCCTCGTTTGATGTCTTCTAACTTTTTTAGTAAACTAACCTCGATTTCTAAGAGACGATTACGTTCCTCCAATTGTTTAATCTTGAGTTAAAGTTGCTCAATCTCGGTTAAATCAGGCCTACTCTCCAACCCTTTCACACGTCTATCAACCAAACCTTGTGAGCCATTCTTCTCAAGCTTACGCACCCAAGAATAAATTTGTTGGTAGGAAACACCAAACTTCTCAATAGCTGCTTGATAGTCTTTCCCATGGGCAATGGTGTAGTTAACAATCTCTACACGTTCTTCAAATGTGGCTTGCCTTCCTTGTTTCATACGGCTATATCCTCTACTAGTGGCTTTCAAGTCTTCACCACTAGTATACCGTTTTATCCACTTTTGGAGAACAGAGCGACTTGAGATATCATACCATTTACAAATATCTCTAAGAGAGCCTTTTCCATCAAGGTAGCCTTGAACACCCTGTTCTTTAGCTAATGTGGAGTATATCAATGGCGTATTTCCGTAAACGCGACAACGGGTGGGAATATCGAATATCGTATAAACATATAATAGGAAATATATTACTTTGCAATATTACTTCCACTAAATATCAACAAGTCATAAATCATTATAGTCAAACGCATGTGCAAGATACAGTAAAGCGTTTTAACATACATGTAAAAGCCTGCGTATCCATGGCTGTTCACGAGGGATATATAGAAAAAAATTTTTGTTTATTCACTAAGGTTAAAGCAAAAAATAAGGGGCGTAAATAGAGATAAAATTTCTTGAAACCAATGAATACTTACGCTTGATAAAAATTTGTAAAGAAAAATCACAACATCAATCGTATGCAGCGTTATACCTCATCGCTAAAACTGGCATGCGCTTCGCTGAATGTTTAGGTTTAACAGTTAATGATATTGATTACACTAACAAATATTTATCAATTAATAAAACTTGGGATTATCATTTCAACCAAAGATACCTGCCAACAAAAAACAAAAGTAGTATCAGAAATATACCAATTGACAATGATACATTATTTTTTTTGCATGAATTTACAAAAAATAAAAACGACAGATTATTCGACAAACTTTCAAATAATGCAGTCAATAAAACTATCCGAAAAATAACTGGTCGCGAGGTACGAGTGCACTCTCTCAGGCATACATTTGCAAGCTATCTAATTTCCATCTCTCAAGTTTTAGATCACGAGAATTTAAATATCACTTTAGAAGTTTACGCACATCAATTACAAGAACAAAAAGATAGGAACGATAAACTTAATCAGAGAAATTTGGGGCGGATTTGGGGCAAAATAGCTCTAAACCGCTATTTACATGCAATGAATATGTCCCCTGCCGGAATCTACTACTATTGTACACAATAGTTCATAATAGTCCAAGCGTTGATTTAATGGTTGTTTATAATAGTAAAAAGTTCAATGTAGTTTCATTTTTAATCTATTTTGCCCCTTTTTTGCACCCTTTCACCTCAATTCTCTCATAACGTCTTCCACTCTCTCAACTGTCACAACCTCTTCTTCTCTCACTTCTTCGTGTGGCAACACATAATCAAATATCTTTCCATTTTTGCGCACAACCATCACTGTATCACTGCTGATATATCCTTTATCAATCGCTTCTTGTAGCTCATCTATATATAACATATTTTATCCTCCACCTATCTATTCGTAAAAAATCCCCAAATAGACAATTTTAAATTTTTCTGTTCTGATAGACAAAAAGATAAATATTTTAAAAAAAAGTATTGACTTTATATAGTACATGTATTATAATTAATATATAGAAAGGAGGAAGATATGAGGATATCAGAAATTGCTGATTTGCTTACTTCAATCGGAACTCTGTTGGTTGGTATAGCAAGCATAATCACAGCAATAAAAAAAGAACCTAAAAAGAAAAACCGGCCACGGAGATTCAAATAAGGTTCTAGTAGTAGTTTGGGGCTCAAACCCCTTGCCACTACTGATAGTATATCATATCTAAGACAAATATGAAATATTTGATTATTTTCGCAATTTGTTTAGTTGTATTTTACTTTATTAACAAGGATGATTGAAATGGATAAAGAATTAACACCTCAAGAAAAAGCAAATAAAAAGTGGGCAGAAAACAATAGAGAACATAGAACCTATCTATCAAAACGATCTACTGCTCGTAGTTTTATTAACAAAAATGCTACAAAAGAAGACTTATTAGAATTAAAACAATTAATTGAAAGCAAACTCTAGACACACAAAAAAACCGCCCTCAATAGAGAGCGGTTAATATTTATTTCAGTTTTTCTTTGACAGCATCTACTGCCTCTTCAACAGCATCTTTAGCATCATCTGCTAGTTCTTTGCCTTTAGCAATTGTTTTTTCGACAAATCCTTTTGCTTCTAACTCTTTATCACCGGTTATTTTGCCAAAGCCTTCTTTAAGACTGCCTGACGCTTGTTCAACTTTTGCTTTTAGTTTTTCTTGTGACATAATGTGGCTCCTTATTATTTTTATTCTATGGTAACATTTTGATTATTTCTAGGCAAATAAAAAAGCAAGAACCGCTAGTGTCAGGCGATTCTTGCTAGATAATATGCACCTATACTGTAATCTGCCTACTTACTTCAAAACTAAATCGTTGTTTTATTAAATCATTTATTTGTTTTGTTGAATTTACAATTTTTAGTTGACTTTTAATATGATTAAAATCATAGTAAGACAATAAATTGATAAAAGCAGAGTTTACAAAGGACGAACTTACTTCGCTAATTCCTGCGAACGAAACAGTCACGACTGTGTCTGTATAAAAATAAGATTTCAATTGTTCAAATAAAATCTCTCCCGCCTTGTTATCGTTAGAAAAATTCTTTGCTAGTTCTTTGACAGTTAACGTTACCATTCGAATTCTTCCTCCTCTTCTAAATCATATAAATTGTCATTCGATACATCTATTCGAATTTCAAAAAAAGTACCAGGATATGATTCCTCAGACGAATAACTTTGAGTAATTTTATTATCTGATACCGAGACTATACCACAATTAGATATAATTGTAAAGTTCCCGACCTTGTTAGTAGTTAAAGTATTTACAATATTAGAAAGCCCTGCCCCTCTATTTTGAGGTATGGTTTCTGCAGAAACACCCTCAATTTTTTAGCAAAAAACCCCCCATCAGAACATGTCTGCGCGTATGCGAGGGAGGCCATTGATATTTATATATACATTATATATTTTTATATAGCTTATTGTCAATGATTTTCCCTTTATATAATTAAACTTTTTAATAAAATATATTTTTCATCCAGTAAAAGGCACCTAAATACCTCCTGAAAAATCTGTTCAAAATAAAAAACAACCCCCGCAAAAGCGAGGGTATTTGTCTTATCTAAAGGAGCTTTACCTCCTAAATTGTTTTTTTAGTTGCGGTGTAAGTTACACCATTAACAGACCGACATTTATGTCGCTCTGTTGGTTTACATATCTGTTGCATCAATTAAGTAAGCATCTTCTACCCACTGATTAGACTGTGGAGCGCCTATCCTTGCCCAGCCTTTTACTTTTTCGTAAACTCGAACTCTAGTACCAGCAACAAGCAACTCCTTATCAGTGCTATTGACGTCAGGCTTGGACTCAACGTAATAATCTTCTGAAATTGTTGCTTCGTAATATGGCATATTTGAATTACTTAGCGGTGTGTTAACGTCTAACTCTTTTTCAAATTTAGATACAACTGATTGATTATCAACCTTAGCATTTGACTGTTTCCTAGCGTAACGATAAGCGTAAACATAAGGTTGACCATTATATCCCCAGATTTCATCATGGTTATTCACTGTAATTGAGTTATAACCATAATTACAGTGAATAATATTGTCTGGATCAACAAACATACCAGTATGTCCAAAAGCTCCAGCCGAAGCCCCACGTTTACCCCAAATAAAAATATCACCTCTTTGCGCATTCCAATTAGTATTTTCTGCAATAAGAACATAACCGTTTTTTATCAACCAATCGTGCTCATATTCTGTATTTACTGCCCAGCCATTATCTGATGCGCCTGCTGAGCGTAGAGCAAAATAGACAGAGCTAGAGCAATCGTAAGATGAAGGACCATTTCGATAGTCCATCGAGTAAGTAACTTTACCTTTTCTAGATGCCATCCATGCGATAGCTTGCTCAATATTAATTACCATATTATTGACCTTTCTTCCACTCATCATTCATGCGTTTAACCGCAGCTTCGATAAATGTTTCTAACTGAGTCTCTGTTAAACTGATATTATATTGCGATAAACCATCAATAACAGCTGTTTTAGCTTCTGTTAGCTTATCTTGTCCCTTAATACCAACTTCCACAGATATTTGTTCAACTGCCTCAACAGCATTACGAGCGACAATTTCTGCAATTTTAACAGCTTTTTCTCCACCTTTTTTTATAAGTAATTTTTTTACTTTGTGCGTGAGAATACCTGCGATGATACCAAAAATTGGTACTGATACTGTAATGATTTGTGTTGTAAATTCGTTCATCTTATTTCTCCTCTTTTTCTAGACGACCAATGCGATCACTCATATAAGACATCTCCTTTTGGACAACACCAATGGTCTGAGAAATGTCCTGTAACTGTTCTGTATTTTTATCTAAGTGACCTTTGAGCCACTCTTCACGTTTGTTAGATTCTGATTTTGATTGGTCATGGAAATCCATTAGCTTTTTCTCACGCTTATCAGACGTTCGCACCAGATAGCCAACCACAATCATAAAAAGCAAGATAAAGAGAATAGCCCACACAAATTGTGATTGAGCGATTCTTTCTGCTTGTTCTACTGTCATCCGACCACCTCACTAACTTGCTAAAATTTCAGCAAGTAATTCTTCATCGCACATAATTGCAAGTTGCTCTTTTGTTTTGTTATTAATAAACTCTGAAAATCCCTTTTTAACAAAACTTGACCAAGCCATACGTCCATAATATAAGTCAATCGCAAATAATTTAATCATCATATCTATCCCTTCTTCCTGTAAAAAAATTCTAACCAATAGCAATAAGATCTTCATCTTTTAAAACCTCTTTTGCGTAAAGCGTACTTATCAGATTGATAAGTGTTTGTGTGCCTGTTGATGTTGATGTACTTAGTTCAGTCATTTTTTCAGACTGAGCTTTATCTTTATACTTTTCGTCGTAAAATATCTGCTCACACTTTTCAAGTGTTTCTGCAAAAGATTTATTATCAAAGTCAACTGGTAAGTCAAAAGTTAAGTTACCTCTTACGTGAGGTAAATCAACTGCCACAATTGCAGTCACACCCACAATACTTTTATCCTCAAGTTCTTGTGGGAATTTTGTGTTAATTGTAAACATCTCGTATCCTTTCTAAATTGACCAGTGAACTGTACCTTTATAAGTATTTGAATAAGACTTAGGATTTATACACTCAATCAATCCTGATGCATTGATTTGTAAGTGTATCTCTTTATCTGCAGCAAGCGTCCAGCCGGTTATCGCAAATATTAACTCTTGAGGTATTAAACCAGATGGCATATTCCCAACAGACCACCGTTTTACACCGTTAGAGGCAAAGTTATACATCAAATCTATGTCATCACCTTTTCGCTTATACTTAAAGCCATTGCCAATTGTTATCCAGCCAGTCGTTTGCAAGCTATCTTTTTTAGCATACTCACTCCAACCGCTCCAAACCCCATTTTCCAATACTCTGGTAAATATAGTTTTATTTGTACGGTCGTAAAATTGTTGATAAGCATAGTTTGATGTCTCGTGTCTTACAACAGTTACGTACCCAGGACCTGCTCCGGTCGGTCTATTATCGCCCTTGAAAACACAATAAAAACCTGTATCTTGCAGAGTATTTAAATCCGTCGTATCATGCCTAAAAGAACCGCCGTTATTTAAAGCAAGCTGTTTTTGTTGGATTGGCTTGCCACGGGCGTATATATCTCCTGCTGCATCAATTGACCCACGCTCCCACTCTTTACCAATTGCTACTCCTGTTGTCTCAGGATTACCACTATCTTCTATTTCTACTGCTACAAATTTTGCAAGAAGAGGTACTCGTTTAGTGTCATTAGTCCCAAAACTGTCTGAGATAGTCCCATAAATGTCAAATGATTGATCAGACGGGAATTCACCACTAAGTACAAAATTCTGATTGATGAGTTGGTATTTATCTGTATAGGTCTTACTTGCTTCAGAAGTATCAATTTTGAACGTTTTAGTGCCAGTTGGCGCCGTCTTGAAACTTAGCGTCATTTTGTTTTTTTGCAGCTTATTAACAGTTAATGGACTAACTGATGCATTAACAGTTACAATGATTTGTGTGCCGTCAGCACCGCCGCGCTGGGCACTAAAATCTAGTGCTATGCCGCTATACGGTAAAACATTTATTTCGGTTGTTACAGGGTCAGACACACGCCCTCTGCTATCTGTAACTGTTGCTTTAACGGTAGCTTTACCTTCAAACTTTAAAATGCCTAGCAATCCACCGTCCGACTGAGTAGATTGGTTTTTACCGACAATTTCAGCATAGAAATTTTGGATTGTAGAGCCGTAAATCCCATTCGCACCATTAAATGCAACAGCTGGATTGGACACAATTTGCACAAAATTATTAGCACCTACTAATGCAGATGCTTTTTGGTTTGTATCCGATAAAACAAGACTAGAAATTTTAGGTTTTACACTGTCCGGTAAAGTCAGATAAAAAATAGCGGTCGATGTCCCAATGACCGATCCGTTTGACTTAGTGTCAACGTAAATTGTCGCTGGTGTGCTAGTAGCGTTCGGAATCGTATTAGCCCAATCTAAACTTGTTTTAAAAGTTGTTGAACCTTTTATGTCACTAGCAACAACCCCAGTGATACCATTCACATTGTATCTGACATCGTGTGTAAAATCACTTGAACTTTGATTGATATTAACATTTAGCGTATCTCCAAAATAGCCACTGCTAACCGATACTGCGCTGGTGCGAGGTATTTTCGTAAGCGTGAATTTTTGATCTGGTATCGTCAACGTTCCGGGTGCGTATCCGCCTGGACCTAATAACTTAGCGGCAACAACGACCGTTTTGTTTCCATCTGCATCATGCGGAACTCTGATTGTTTTGTCAATCAATAATTGATTGCCGTTAAAACCGATAGAGGAAGGTGCGTTAAAGTCATATTTAGCACCCACCCAAGCATATCCACCGAAGTTATACTGAGCATAACTGTTAGTACCAGAAGTCAAATAGAGCCTAAATCTTACTTGACTACTATTGTCTGCAACCGACGTTGAAACCTCGTCAACAATATAAGTTAAGCGATAACTCCTGTCAGAGTTACTATAAAAAGTTGTCATCTATCCTCCAATCCCTCTAATTTTCTTGATTTGTAAACGCCCCTTCGAACTTTCTTCAAACAAAAAGCTTCCAATACGAAGCCGCAAAGTGAAAACACCAGACTCGATTTGTAGATAACCTTGACTAATAAACGCAGTCTCAGTGCCACCTGAATAAAAAGCTATGCGATCAGTTGTTACTCTCACCGACGATGTACCATCTTTCATTTTGATAACTAAACCATCATTTGAGTATGACATATACTGCGTAATGGCTTCTGTAACAAGTTGTACATTTTCGAGCTTAGCCAGTATCTGAACAACTCTATTAGCGTTTGAAATCATAGTTTGCTCTGATACTTTTTGACCATCTTCTATTTTTTTAATTTGATCAAGTAACTCTTTTGCTTTATCTTGTACTTCTTGCAAACTTGCAGCAGCTTCAAGATTAGCTTTCATCAAACGCTGTTCTTCCGCAATAGCGTTTAACTGCTCAACAGTAAAAGCACCATCGGCTTTTGAATCAAGATTACTTGCTTTATCAGCTTCCGATTCCTGCCAATCNCCTGTT